CGTCTTGAAGCAGCGCGTGAAAAATGCGCTGCATAACACTTGACTTTAAGTTAAGTATCTGTTATTATAATGATGTAGTGAAAACAGGAGTGATTCGATGACTACTCAACTTTGTCAAGATATTTCAGTTTTAGAAGATGCTATCATTGCATTTCAAGAAGGTGCTAGTGATGAGAAATATGCTGCACTTTGGAGCTTAGAAAAACTATTACTAGCTAAAAAAGATGAGCTAGTTGAGTACGAAACCACCTTAGAAGAAATGATTGTAGAGCAACAAGATGGTTGGGCTTGCAATCAACTAGTCGCATAGTGAAGGAGATTTATAATGGCGCATGAAGTAGAAATTATTAATGGTCAGGCACAACTTGCATATGCAGGTGATGTGCCTTGGCATGGTCTAGGTGTTGAAGTCCGAAACGACATGACACCAGAGCAAATGATGCAAAAGGCTGGACTTGATTGGACTGTACATGAAGTCGAGTCGTATGTGGACTTTGAAGGTGAACGTATCCCAACAGGTCAAAAATCTTTGGTTCGTTCAATCGATAAAAAAGTATTGACTAATGTTGGTGAGGGTTGGAACCCTGTTCAAAACTCTGAAGCGTTTGACTTCTTCTATGACTACGTTATGGCTGGTGATATGGAGATGAACGTTGCTGGTTCTTTGAAGGGTGGTAAGAATGTGTTTGTTCTTGCAAAGGTTAAAGAGTCATTCTCAATCCTTGGTGATGATCAAGTAGACTCCTATCTACTATTCTCTAATCCACATGAGTATGGTAAAGCAATCGACATTCGCTTCACACCAGTGCGAGTTGTTTGTAAAAATACTTTGACGTTTTCATTGAATACAGCATCAAAGAACTTTACTAAACTAAATCACCGTTCAGTGTTTGATCCTGAGATGGTAAAGCAACAAATGGGATTGGCATCTGAAAAGTTCTCCATGTACAAAGACATGGCAGAGTTCTTGTCAACAAAGCGTTTCAACAAAGAAACTCTTATGAACTACTACAATGAAGTATTCCCATATACTCACAAAGCAGCAGAAGCACCAACTGATATGAATGAGCTTTCTCGTAATGCACGTGAAGCCTATGCTGTTCTTGAAACACAACCGGGTGCTCAGTATGGTGAAGGTACATGGTGGCAAGCTCTTAACTCAGTCACATATTTGACTGATCACAAGATGGGACGCAATGCAGACTCACGTATGCAATCATCATGGTTTGGTGTAAACCAAGCGCGTAAGTTGAAAGCCGTTAACAAGGCTGTGGAATATGCCACAGCCGCCTAAGATCATAATGCTTTCTGAGATTCTGGAGACTCGAGTTCGTAAACAAAAAGAACTTGAGTTCTACCAGAAGGAGTTAGAGAAGCTTCAAGAAAAGATGTTCTTCATTCAGAAGGACATCGACATCACAAACTTGATTATTGATATGATTGAGAAAGAGAATGTAGTAGACTTTCAACAGCATCTATTGGATAAGAAAAAAGATGATTGAGCAAGAACGCTATCACAACTATATACTACGCAAAATAAAAGAGGAAAAGACCATGGCATATGAGTGGCACAAAATATATAAAGCTGAAGAAAATATTGAACATCAAGTTACTGAGTGGGTATACGATCATGTGTTTGAACATTTCGGTGTTGATGAGGTTACAGAACTAACCGAAGAAAACATTCAAGAGGTCCAAGCGTTTTGGGATGAACTCAACGAATACAGTTGCATGGGTATTGGATATTCTAATCTAATCAACAACTGGGAATCTGAAAAGTGGGAAGCAGAACAAAATGGTGAGGGTTGAAGACCTCAACATCACATTCTTTCACATGCCAAAGAATGCAGGGTCTAGTATTGAAAAATGGTTAGATACTAATCTAGATGCAGATGTTTATATTAATGATTTACGCCACGCATCTCCTGACTCTCTAGCTCCTATGTTTGGAGACTTTGGGTGGAGCTTTTGTTGTGTGAGAAATCCTTGGGACCGTATGGTAAGTTGGTATAACTTTTTTAGAGGACAAGGTAAGATCCACACTTGTTTCAATGATTGGATAGAAGCTTGTTTTGATCCTTCACAACATACAGCAAAGTATATCAAACCTATAAATGAACAAATGTCATTTGTACGAGAAGTTGATTATGTTATTCGATATGAAAACTTAGTAGAAGATTTTAAAGTAGTCCAAGAAAAGACAAACTGCTTTGAACCCATTGGACATCATAACAAAAGTAATCGCACAAAGTATCTTGACTATTATGAAAACAATCACCATATAAAGAAGGTGGAAGAATATTTTGCCGAAGAGATCGAATTCTTTGGCTACAAATATGGAGAGTGAAATGAAGTTGGTAAACGATGAATACAAGCCAGAACTAGTTGGCATAATAACTGAAGTTGATGACTTAGTAACAACATCTAAGATTGTTGATAGCTTAAATCAAGATCTGATTGAACTTGGCTTTGATAAGTACAAATATAAAACGGTTCAAAAAGGTGCCGAAGTTTACATAGAAAGAGTAGAGACCCTTTAAGGGTCTTTTTTTTATCTTATAAATAGTGGAAAAAGCTAAAAGAAATCGAGGCGACATAATGGCTTTGAATAACTATCTAGATAACTCAGAAATAGCAGAACGCATTTTTATTGCAAATGGTCAAGTTGTGAAAACTTCGTTCATTCATAAGTTTGGTGCCACACCTGCTATGTCTCAGAACCAATCAGGATCTGTGTGGGATGTGAATGATACCAACTATCCCTGGACTGCTTTAGACACTCCTGCTGTTGTTAATGTAGAACGCACTAATGCTGCTGATGATGGTTACAGTGTTACTGTTATAGGATTAGATAGTGACTATAACTATCAGGAAGAAACTATTACTATTTCAGGTGCCGATACATTAGGCACTAAGTTATTTCGTAGAGTTAATAGAGCATTCTGTACTGATGGTGGAACAACAAACACAGGGAATATTAATATTGAAGCTGGCACTGCTGGTGGTACTGTTGTTGCTCGTATTACAGCAGGTAAAGGTCAAACATTAATGGCTGTTTATACTGTCCCTAAAAACTATACAGCATTCATTACACAAGGTACTATGAGTGTTGCAGGAAGTGCTGATGCAACAGGTGATTTATTTGTAAAATATTTTGGAGAATCTACTTTTAGAGTAGGGCATTCTTTTGAGGTTACAGGGGCAGGTGGACAATATTTTTATCCGTTTTCTATACCTATCAAGATCCCATCAATGTCTGATATTGATGTAAGAGCTGGCGTTAGATCAAACAACGCAAGGATTACTGCTGCATTTGATATTATTTTATTAGAAAAGTAGTTGACATTTGTTATTAAAACAAATACAATAATGGTATGGAACAGTTTAGCACATATATAACAGAACAAAAAAACACTCATATGACTCACATAGAGGACAAAGTTATCTATGGTGGAGTCAAAGGCACACGCCAAGCTATCCTCGCACTAAGAGATTTGAGAGATATGCTTAAGGGTGAGCATGATGGTAATGTATCTGTAAAGTGGGATGGTGCTCCTGCTATCTTTGCTGGAATAGATCCTTCTGATGGCAAGTTCTTTGTCGCAAAGAAAGGTATATTCAACAAGACTCCTAAAGTTTATAAATCTGATGCTGACATTGATGCAGATACTTCTGGCGACTTATCAACTAAACTCAAGCTAGCTTTGAAATATCTACCAGATCTTGGCATCAAAGGTGTAGTACAAGGTGACTTTTTGTTTGGTCCTGGTGATGTTAAGACACAAAAAATCAAAGGACAATCATATGTTACCTTTCATCCAAATACTTTGCTCTATGCGTTGCCTAGCAAGTCAGATGGAGCTAAAGCTGTTAAGTCAGCAAAGATTGGAATTGTCTGGCATACAACCTATAAAGGTGACTCCTTCGAGTCTATGCAAGCTTCGTATGGAGTTGACATATCCAAGTTTAACACAACCCGAGCTGTGTGGTCGCAAGACGCAATGCTCAGGGATCTAACACGTTTAACCATGAGTAAAAAGGATACTGAAATTGTTAATGAATACTTATCGCAAGCTGGCTTCTTATTTAACAAAATCGCGGGGTCAACGCTTCGACAGCTTGAAAACGAGGCAGAGTTACCGCGCCTCATTGAGCAGTTCAACAACAAATATGTCAGAAAAGGAGAGATTATCGGAGATACAAAACGACATGTATCCCTCCTCACTCGTTGGATTAGATTACGTTTCGGCAAAGAGATTGCCAAGCGTAAAACAGATAAAGGAAAACTAGCTCAAAAAGAAAAGTTAAATAAAATCTTGGCTTTCTTTTCAGAGGATAACAAAGTTTCTCTACAATATATGTTTGATTTGCAAAAAGTTATAGTTTTAGCAAAATTAAAACTTATAAATAATCTTAATAAACTGAGTAATGTAAATACTTTTGTTAAAACAAGCAAAGGTTACAAAGTAACTGGAGCAGAAGGTTATGTAGCAATTGATAAACTTGGTGGTGATGCTGTGAAAATTGTTGATCGTATGGAGTTCTCATACAACAACTTTTCACCAGATATATTAAAGGGATGGGACAAGCCAACGAGGACTTAAATGGCAGTTAGATTTAAAGACTTTACACCTGTAGACTATATGCCTGGCGAAGATGAACTTATAAAACGTCAGGCGGTTAAACGCAAAAAACATATTCCAACTGGTAACACAGGTGAAGCTGTAGAACCTACGGATGAAGCGTTAACAATGCAACAACGCCGTGCTAAAGCGCGTACAATGAAAAGGATGCAAGCTCGTCTAAAAGTTGGACGTAAGAAAGCATCTATGAAGGTAGCTAACTCTAAGGTTCTAGCAAAACGTGCTCGTAAGGCAGCGCGAAATGCCATTGCTAAAAAGTTAACTAAAGGTATTCCTAAATCAGAACTTACCCCAGCCCGCAAGCAAGAGATTGAAAAACGTATCGATAAGATGGGTACTAAAGTAACTCGACTTGCTAAAAAGTTATTACCTAAACTAAGACAAGCAGAACTAGGAAGAAAACGCGGCGGGTAAATATGATAAACAGATTTAGTCAATTTCTTGTTGAAGAGGAAAAGACGGTTTATTTTACCTTTGGTAGAATGAACCCACCTACAATTGGTCATGGTAAGTTATTTGATACGCTAGCTCAAAAAGCTGGCAAAAATCCTTATCGTATATTCTTAACTCAGTCACAAGACAAAAATAAAAATCCCTTACAATATAAACAAAAAGTAAAGCATGTTAGGAAAATGTTCCCTAAACATGCTCGTTCTGTTATGGTTAACACTAAGGTGAACAGACCTATCGATGCTGTAACTGTACTTTACAACGAAGGTTTTAGAAACTTGGTTATGATTGTAGGATCAGATCAAGTAAATGCATTTGACGTTTTGCTAAAGAAGTACAACGGTAAAGAGGCAAAGCATGGCTTCTACAACTTCAATAAAATAAATGTTATTTCTGCAGGCGCAAGAGATCCTGATGCAGAGGGTATCGAAGGTATGTCTGCCTCAAAGCAAAGAGAAAACGCAAAACAAAACGACTTTACAGCGTTTGCTCAAGGTCTACCAAAAGCAATGTCAAACCCTGACGCCAAGCGGTTGTTCAATGATGTTCGTAAAGCAATGGGTCTTAAAGAAGCAAAAGACTTCAAAAACCATATCCAACTAGAACCAGTATCGGATCTTCGTGAAGCCTACCTTAGAGACAATATCTTTGAAGAGGGTGAACAAGTTGTGATGACTAAAAATGGCATTGTCGGTAACATCAAACATCTTGGCACGAACTATCTGATTGTTGAGTCAAAGGGTGAGACTTGGAGATGTTGGTTAGATGATGTATCCAAAGTAGATCCAAACTTTGAACCAACATGGGATGTACAAGACCTCCCAAATGATGATTTTGACGGTGTTATAAGAGAAGCTTTAAATGAAGAAAAAACTCCATATGAGTGGGGTACACCTGAGTCTACTAAACACGCCAAGAAAATGACGCCTGGTGAAAAGAATGAAGGTAATGGATTGTGGGCAAACATTCGTGCTAAGAGAGCGCGTGGCGAAAGAATGAGAAAGAAGGGTGAAAAAGGCGCACCAACTCAAGATCAAATCAAAAGAGCACAAGGTGAAGCTGTATCACCAGCACAACAAGCTGCTATTGCCATTTCTAAAAAGGAACGTGGTGAAAAGCCAATGAAAGAATATGGTGGTCCAAAGATTTCACGTAAAGATTATTTGAAATCAAAACCAATGGAAGCAAAAACAGATCAAGATCCAGATATTAAGGATAGAGAAGGTACGCAACCAAAGAGATATCATTCTGGTCTTAAAAAAGCTACAAAGATCGCAAGAGATAGACATTTTAACAAGCATGGTAAAAAGGCTGATAGTGATCCTAGTGCATACAAAGATGCACCTGGTGACAAAGAGGCTCGTAAAAAAGGTATGCCTAAATCTAAGCACACTAAGTTTGTAAATAGAATGATGGGGGAACAAGACAGCCCTATGGCAAAAGCGAAGAAAACTATAGATCGTGAAATGGACGCAGAAAGAATACGTGACGATGAAATGAAAAAACGTCACGATAGAATGTTGGACAGAGCAAGACGCGCTAGAATGTTACAGAGAAACAGAGGAGTATCAAGTGCATAAGTTTAAAAATCACATCGTGCTTGAGGCAAGCATGGCAGACAAAGCAAAGAAGTCTGGCATCTCTGTTGGCACACTTAATAAAGTTTATGATCGGGGCGTTGCCGCGTGGAAAACAGGACATAGACCAGGAACAACACCTCAACAATGGGGACATGCAAGAGTGAATGCTTTTATTGCAAAGAAAAAGAAAGGCACTCTTAACCACGATAAGGATTTAGCATAATGGCAAAAACGTTTAGAGAACTCAGAGCAAAAGAAGTTGATGAGATTAGCATCAAAGACCTGGCAAATACTATTGCTAAGTCTACAGGTACTAAGAATATTAAAAAGGCAATGCCTACAGATAAACTGAAAAAAGATCTTGCGATGATGCGTAAGAAGTTACAGTCTGAAAAAACTCTGACACCGGCTGAGATCAAAAAGCGTGAAGAGATTGCCAAGGCAATGGAGCGTGATAATCCTGATATGCCTATGGCAAAGAAAATGGCAATCGCTACTGCTACTGCAAAGAAAGTTGCAGAAGATACAGAACTTCAAGAAGGTGTCATCGATCAAGTAAAAGATATTGCTGCCAAGAAACAAGCTAAAAAGATCAATGGTGTTATGGTAGATATGTTTACTGCATCAGCTATCTCAAAAGTTTATGATGCAGTTAACGATGCTAATAAAGCAAAGATGGAAAAGCTCCCAATCACTAAACTTGCAGATGTTGCAATGAAGATGATGCAGCGTGAGTCTGTAGAACTTGATGAAATATCAAAGCAAGCTGCGGGACGTTATATCAAAAAAGCAGTGCAAGATTTAGGCGTTCACAGTGATGATCATGGTAGACTATCCCAAAAACTATCATCAAAGGGTATTGCTAGATCAAAAGAACTAGGTAAGCTACATAAGAGAACTGTAAAAAGAAGACAGGGTATTGATCGTGCTGTTAATGTAATGGCGAAGGGGGCGCAGCGTGAGTCTGTTGAACTTGAAGAAAACAGAGTTGATGCACTAGCCAAAGACTTCCACAATCGCTTGAAGAAAGCAGGTAACTCTGATCGTAATCAGAACCGTGAAAGATATACTACACTTGCTAAGGCTAAAAAGCAGGGTCTAAGTGCTATTGAGATGAAACAACTTGACGGTAAGATGAATGCTATCATGAACAAGATGGATGGGTTAACCAACGAGTCCATTGAATCAGTCAACGAGATTTCTGCAAAGAAATATCATGCTGCATTAAGAGGACGTGAATATAAACGTGATCGTGCACGTAATAGTGCTGCTGCTAATCAGTTTGTAGGCAAGGATGCTGAAGCACAGGCAGATATGGCAAAGTCAAAAGATCATGATAGAAAACTGAAAAAGATGAAGCA